ACCTTGTCCCCATTCGCAAAGGTCGTGGGTAATACTGATTAAATCACCATAGGTTGGGATTAAACCTTCAAGTTCGGTACTAAATGTTATGTATTTGCGCCGATAACGATTACATGCGCACATATAATAACCTTCACGCTCTGCTTGAGCTTTATCGGTACACCCAAACAAATCAACGTTTGCCGGATTTTCTTCTGAACTATCTTCCAATTTTGTAATGACATCATCGTACTTCCAGTACTTACTTGAGAAATACTGAACCTTTACACTGTCAGCTGTATCTTCAGAAGGCATAATATATTCGATAGAAAAACTGTCCTTAAGAATGTTTCTAGGTGTAAACATAGCAGTTGGAATGGTCTTTTTATCGTCTCTGATAATTCTAATCATGCCAGATTGTAGGATTGGTAAAGCTCTTCCACATCTTGCAACCTTAGACATTGCTTCCCCAATTGTAGTAGCACTATCAAAAATCCCATCAAAATAATCACCTCGAGATGCCCAAACCTTGTCTAGCTGTTCTAATTCTTCAAGATGAATACGTTCGTCCGGAAGTCTGCCACCATACTGTGCTTGTAAAATATCGGTAATGGCCCAAGCAATAGAACGACTTTTTACAGGTTCACTCCAACCTGAAGAACTGCTCCAAGTCTTAACCTTACGATTAACAATGGCATTAATCTTACGACTTGAGTTAGATGACAGATTATTTGTTGCACGCATTTTGATAGCCAACAAGGTCATATTGCCAAAGCTAGATGGTGTTTCCATATAACCTTTAAGCGATTCCCAATAAATAGCATGTGCAGCACGAGCACTAGTATCTTTGGTATCCAAACGAGTAACTCTGACTTCATATCTTCCAAGAGCTACTGTATAGAAATAAGTAAGCCTGATAGGTGTATTTTTTGCAGCACTATAGCTTTCTGCTCCAAGAGTTGTCCAATCACCTTGTGGTTCTCCGGCATCATCAATTAAACGAGCCTCAACTTGCCATTGTACAGTTTTAGAAGATAAACCACCGCTATCGTTGGCATAATACAAACCACCATTCATAACTACGTCAATGCCGATTTTATTAATCTTGGTATCTTCAGGATTTACCACAAAACCACCCGAATATGTATCTTTGAATAGTTCCACACCTGAAACTTCAGCAGCAACAACCACATTAGGATTAAATAGGGTTACGTTTTTATTTGGTTCTATAATCTCATACTCAACTTCGGCAAACGATCCAATTGGCGTGTCATCAATACGGATTTGTTCAACTTCGCAGTATCCTTGTGTTAGAACATGAAGTTGATATAGATATTGCTCATTGTTGGCATATTCAGTATACGGCCTTGATGCAAAATCAGGATAAATAATATGTCGGCCATATAGAACTGGTATTACACCACCGAGTTTTGCTTGGTTTCCCTGTGCGTTTAAGGAATAAGTCGGACTGGTTTCAAGCGATGAAGATGAATAAGATGATGTTAAACTGCTTGCTGGAGTAGGAATTACCGCATTTACAAGCATTGAACCACCAACCGAAACAGCTGTTGCAGCCATAGCTCCAGCTACTTTACCATATGCGGCAGCAGCCCAACCTCCTGTATAATACGCAGCAACCATAACAGCTACAGTTAAAACAATCTTCACCGGATTAGAACCTCCGCCACCACCACCGCCCTGAGGTAAACATAAAAATGCCACGTGGTCTGTATCTTTAGGTGTCATATTCCAGTATTGACGGAGTAATGGTTCGCCATTCAAAAAACAAATATATGGTAGATTTTGTGGACTTACATTGTATTTATCAGCAATATCCTGTACCGACATTTGTTTTAAGCAACAAAAAACCTCGCTATCTGCGAGGTTAAATGGATTTTGTATTTTAACTATCTGAGGCATTTTTCCATATCTCCAAAATATGCCAACCATTCATTTTTAAGTCAGGCAGTTTTTGAAAAATTACACCAACTCCTTGCATATTATGTAGCACACCACCGCCATCAATATCAGCATAAATGCCAACGTGACAGGGATATTTGTTTTGTGTTAATACTGTTATGTGTTTATCTAATAGTTTATTATCGGAAGATAACTTGTTGTAATTAGTTGATTTCTTAAATTCGCATAAAACTTCTCTTAAGCTTGTTGCATCTGTTACGATTGGAGATAGTTCCACGCCAAGTTCGTTTTTATAAACTTCTCTGACCAATCCCCAACAGTCATATTCACCATTAACCCAAGGCTTGCCAATATATTTTTCTGCCCAATGTTGCATTTGTCTCCATTAAAAATATAAAATATATTATTGTTTGTTTAAAAATTTAAATAAGCCATATAACGCACTAATAATGGTTATAATGGTAATCATGCCGCCTATATAAACATTTGTATAAAGAAAGTTGAATAACCATTGTAAACTTCCACCATATTGTTCAAAATATGATGCTTTTGTTTTCAATTCTTTATTTTGAATCCTTTGCAAAATATTAGCAAAAACATCAACCTTTCTTGAAGTAGAACGATGTAATGAAATATATTGTTTAGCTTCAAATGCTCTTGCTTCTTCTTCACCTGATAAAAAATCGATATCCGTAATACTATTTAATTTTATTAAATTTTGTAATCTAGGGTGTCCTATATAGCCTACACCATAAATATCAACTAATAAACGTGCTAAATCTACTTTTTTATCATCATGGATAACTATAGGAGTTCCTCCTAAAATTTGAAATCTTAATTCAATTGCGCCAAAGCCATAATTTTCATCTCTCATATTCCAATGAACAAATTTTTTATCTTTATTTTCATTAATAAATATATAAAACTTATCTAACATTTGTTTTTCTAAATCAGTATACATTTCTTCCAAATTATCTAGAGATTTATGTTGTAATTCTGCTTCTTTGTGTATAGAGAAACAGCGCGTTTGACCATCATCTAATTTTCTAACTGCAATTGATGTTATTTTAGGAGATGTTCCATCCTGCCGATCATAAAAACTCTCACAAGAATAATGAATAATTAAAACATTTCTAGCATCTTCCATTAAATCACTAATTATTTTTAAAGCCCTTTTTCTTCTTTTTATATCAATTTTCATGAACATCTCCTTAAAAAAGTATAGCATACATCCATGAAACAATAAAAATCAAGTTCTATTAACTTATCAATCCCATAAATTTAGATAAACGATAGGTTTCATTAGGAAATGTTTTGTTTCCAATGTCCGTCATACGAGCTTTTGCTGTAATTTTATAAACATCACCACTTACCTCTGTTACGGTTAAGCTAATTGGCGGTATCATTTGAGGTGTACTTAAATCCGTTGATAAATATGGACGATAAATCAACTCTGTCTTATGCTGTGATGATGCCGCATTATCTAAGTGCTTAATGATTTCTCGGCTCACATTATCGATTTCTATTGATATTTCAGGAACAGCAGAGGTATCAACTGGAGGAAGTTCAATATCAAAGCACATTGCTTGAAATGATACTTCTTCGCCTGTTTCTAACGTTGCTGTTATCCCATGAAAACCCTGAACAATACGAATTGTGGTTGGTTTACCATCATCATCGATAAAGTCCGGATGCTTGATTTCCAAGGTATGATAGATAAACACATCACTAGGGCTAGAAGCATAAGCTTCAATAATGGCCTGTTGTAAAACATCATTTGGCATTTGTTTTCTCCTAATATCCGACAGCCATCCAAGAAACATGACCTTGCCGCCACGCATCTCCATCACTGTCTCTATATCTTATTTTGAAGGATGTAGTAGAAACACCAACAGCAACAACACTATAATTATAATCAGATGTCGCATTTGTTGGTTGATTATATGGTGTCAGCACCAAGGTTATAATTGCCGAAGCAAAAGCTTTAGGAAAAGTAACACTAAAATCAGCATTACTATTTACATTAACTCGGCCACCTTGCATAATTAGTCCTGTTACATTGTTCTTTTCCCAAAATGAAGTAGAACTTTTTGAATAACTTCCTGTTTTATTAAATAAAGTTGCAGCAGTTATGTTTCCCAGATTTGTATCAACTTTATTGGCGACAATATTTCTAAGTTCTGTTGTATCTTCTTCTGATAAAGGTCTGCTAATATCTGCACATTTGATGTAAACCAGTTCATAATAAGATTTAGGACGAGTTTCAGAGCCAAATCGAGCAGTTCCATGAGCACCTGTTTTAGGATTTAAAACCGCTACATCGGGACTATCCTGTCTTAATCCTTCATCTGTTCCACTGGTTGTTCCTATTGTAGCTCCATCACCAGAACCATATGCATCCTGACGAATTTGTGCAATATGGTAGTGTCCTTGAAACTGATCGTTTAAGACTGTTCCAAGGTTATCTGTTGTACCACTTCTGGCATAGTTTTTCAAAAGTGGCAAAATAACTGTATCATTATCAACCTTAACATATGAGGCACACATACCATAGCTTGAAACTTGACTGTCGTAGGTGCTTTCTGTCGTAAAAACTAGATAATTCGTATCGACCAACTGTTCAAAAAAGTCTGGATATCTCGCTCGAGTTATCGTATTTTTATACCATACAGGCTCATAACCATCAGGGACTTTTGTATTTGCAGGCACACTTAATTTTGAACCTAATGGTGCTGGAGCACAGCTTTCAGCATAATATTTAGAAAGATTTGTTTGTTCTGTTGCCAATGCTATTTGAGTAGCTCCTTCAGTTTTTATATTATTAATCTGTGTAGTTCCAGCAGAATTAACATTACTTATTTGTGTAGTTGCTGTTGCATTTATAGATGAAAGCTGCGTTGAAGCTGTATTTTCAATAGCCGATATTTGAGCGTTTGTTTCTGTTTGTATATTTGAAATAGATGTATCTGTAGCGGATGAAATATTATTAAAAACCTCCGATGCTTGATTTTTAATAGTTAAAGTATCAGCTTTTAACTGTGATACTTCAGATTTGATAATATTTGTGTCTGATTTTAATTGGTTTGCTGTATTTTTTGCTACAATTGCCTCATCACGAGCGGCCTCAGCCTCAGCCACAACATCCGACACACCTCCGGTTATTGCATCACGAACATCTTTTAATTGTTTTGCGACAGTAGGAACATTTCCATTTTCTGTAGGTACATAGCTTACATCATCACCATGTATGATATCATGCCATTTTTGAGCATCAGTTTCAGCCAAAGAAACAGTTGCTTCCAGTCTTTCTTCCATATTTGCCATAGATTAAGCTCCTTTACAGGGCATAAAAGTTAATTCACCAGCTGTTAATTTAACAACATCACCAACATCAACGAGAAAAGATAAGCTGTTGTATTCTTCCCAATTTCCATAAGATCCATATTGTCTAAAAACTGTATATCCATTAATGTATCCTGTGATATTGCTGTTATAGACAGTATTTCGCATCAAAACCCATCCTATTTTTGTAATGGTAACATCTGTATTTAAGGAGAGCGTTGTCCTTTGAGACCAATTAGGACATAACCATTGCATGATTTGGGGTATAGAACTCTTTGAAATATTAGATAGCGTAATATCTAATTTACTATCTGTTGCATTTTCAGCTCTGTCTGCTTGAGCTGTTGCTTCTGCTACTTGTTCCGCTACTGCTGTTTTGACATTAGAAACCTGTGTCGTTCCTTCAGCTTTCACCTCTGAAATACCTTGAGAAACAGCCGTTGATATAGAGTTAAAAGTTGTTTGAGCCATATTTTTATAGCTCTCTGCGGTATTTCTGAACTCCTGTGTATCAGATTTTAATTGTTCTATTTCCGATTTTATCACAAGAGCATTGTCTCTAACG